ATACAATTTTTAGAAAACAATCTGCATATTGTAAACAACTTACAACAAGTAGATTACTTTTATTCTAACCCAGAGATCTTAACAACTCCTGGAAAAGATATTCAAATGCCAGATGCAGAAGTTGGTATTAGTTTAAGTGAAGAAGAACTAAAAAGAATTCATCAAGCATCTTCAGTACTTGGTCATAGCGATTTAAGTATTGTAAGAGAATCCAACGATAAAGTATTTGCAAAAGTATACGATGCAAAAGACGCAACAGCAAACGTATATACTTTATCTTTAGTATTAGAAAACCAAATTCCAAATAGATTTAATTTCGATTTTAATATCGCAAACTTAAAACTATTACCTGGAGATTATTTCGTATCTCTATCAAGTGCTAAAATATCTAACTGGACCAATGCAAATTACCCAGTAGAATATTTTATTGCTTTAGAGAATACAACAGAATTTCATGCATAAATATATCATGAAAAGAAAAACATCGCCAATTCCGGGATGTTTAATTTGTCAAACCCTATAGGAGAATATCATGGCAAAAGAAAATGAAGCAGTAGCAGAGGACGCTCAAGCTCCTTCTTTATCTCTTCAAGACATGGCAACTTGTGTACAGATAGTTGACCTATGTTCTAAAAGAGGTGCATTTGAAGGACCTGAACTAGAAACAGTCGGTGGTTTAAGAACCAGAATTATGGCTTTTCTAGAAGCGAATAAACCCGCTGAAGAAGCTGCACCAGAAGGCGCTGTACCAGAAGTGGAAGCAGAGCCAGTTGAAGATTCGAAAGAATCATAATCAAAGGGAGGACTTCGGTCCTCCTTTTATTTAAAAGGAAATTATATTATGAATGTTAGTGAACAAAAGAAACTAATCGACGCCTTATTAAAAGGTACAGTCACAGTCACATTCCAAAAAGTAGATACCGGCGAAATAAGAGTTATGCCGTGTACATTAAACCCAAAAGTTCTAAAAGCAAATAATACCATCGAGGTTAAATTTACTGCGGGGAAAGCAGAAACATTTCCAGTTTGGGCATTAGATAAAAATGCTTGGAGAGGATTTATATTAGATACAGTTATAAGCTGGGAGGTACTATGACAGAATTTTTATGGGTAGAAAAATACAGACCTAAAACGATTGCAGAGACAATCCTGCCTTCCCACATAAAAGCAACGTTCGAGCAAATTGTTAACGGAGGTGAACTGCACAATATGCTTCTAACCGGCACGGCCGGTGTGGGAAAAACTACCGTTGCAAAGGCACTCTGCAATGAATTAGATTTAGATTACCTAATCATAAATGGTAGTGAAGAAGGTAATATCGATACGCTAAGAAACAAAATTAAACAGTTCGCAAGTACTGTTTCGCTCTCGGGTGGATACAAGGTGGTAATTTTAGATGAAGCAGATTATCTAAATCCCCAGTCCACCCAACCTGCTCTTCGTGGATTTATCGAAGAGTTCTCTGCTAATTGTAGATTTATTCTAACTTGTAATTTTAAGAATAGAATAATCCAACCTCTACATTCTAGGTGTACAGTTATAGAATTTAATATAGCTAAAAAAGATATGCCAGTTCTATGCAATCAATTCCATAATAGAGTTAAGACTATTTTAGGTTCAGAAAAAGTTGACCACGATCCAAAGATAGTTGCAGAACTAATTATGAAACACCAACCAGATTGGCGTAGAGTTATTAATGAATTACAAAGATATGGTTCTGGTGGTATTATCGATAGTGGTATATTAGTTAATTTAGCTGATGATTCAATAGACGATTTAATTAAGTTTTTAAAGTTAAAAGACTTTCGTAAAATGAGACAATGGGTTGCTGACAATATGGATAGCGAACCTGCAGCTATATTTAGAAAACTATATGACACTATGTATGATTATATTGATAGTAAATCTATTCCACAGCTCGTACTTATCTTAGCAGATTACCAATACAAGAACAGTTTTGTTGCAGACCATGAACTAAATCTTGTTGCTTGTTTAACAGAAATTATGGCAAATACGGAGTTTAAATAATGGTAGATTGGAATACTAAAGGATATACAGATAAAAATTTAGAAAAGATTAAAATACTCGAAAGGAATGTACTAGATCTTGAGAAACAATTGCAAAGTTCTAGACAAAGAAATCATGAGTTAAAAAAGATAATAGAAGAAGCTAAACTTGCAGCAGATGAAATCCATGATCGTTATAATGACTTAATGAAAGGATATGCTAAGCTGGAAGAATATTATAGGAAAATGCTAAATGAATCCGTTTGATTTTATAAATGCAATTAACTTTACTAAAAAAGATCTAATTGTAGATGATATAACAGAAAAAGAGTATCAACCATTCTTAATTAATAGAACTTTATCACATTTTAAAGAAACAGTCTTATATGCTAACGAAATGAATCTAAATCACCACTTAGATAATCGTCTTCAAAACGATTTTTTTATAAATATAATTACAAAGAAAAAAAGGTTCTCTAAATGGGTTAAACCATCAGAGATAGAAGATTTGGATTGCATAAAAGAATATTATGGATATAGCAATGAGAAAGCAAAGTCAATATTATCCCTTCTTACAGGCGACCAAATAAAAGAAATTAAAAATAGGATGACTAAAGGTGGAAGAACAAAATAATGAGATAAAAGCATGGACGCCTAACGATATGTTAGAAGTTACATTAAGCGAGCCTGATGACTTTCTTAAAATAAGAGAAACACTTACCCGTATCGGGGTAGCATCACGTAAAGACAACAAACTATTTCAATCATGCCATATATTGCATAAACAAGGCAGATATTTTATAGTGCATTTTAAAGAATTATTTTTATTAGATGGTAAACCGTCTAATTTAATAGAGAATGATATACAACGTAGGAATACAATTACTACATTGTTATCTGATTGGGGATTAGTAACTATGGTGAAACCTTCCCAAGCTAAAGACGTAGCTCCATTAAGACAAATAAAGGTAATACCTTTTAAAGAAAAGTCTCAATGGGAATTATGTCCAAAGTATAATATAGGTAATACTCAATCTAAAGAGTAAACTTGTATAAATACAATTGAAGAATGCGGCATTGTGCCGGTTCTCATATAACCTTGCTATTATAGGAGGAAATTAAAATGGTAAGAAATACATTGAACGTACCGCGTTCGTTATTCGTGGGCTTTGAGCCTTTATTAGATGAACTGGAGAGAATTCACTCTGCAGGAAAGTCAAACAAAGATAACTATCCACCCCATAATGTGGTGAAGATCGATGAGGAGAAATTCTTAATCGAAATGGCATTAGCTGGTTTTCGACAAGAAGACATATCAGTTGAAGTTAAAGATGGTATCTTAAAAGTAAAAGGTGAGATGCCTAAGGATGAACGTGAATTCGCGTACAAAGGTATATCGTCCCGCAAATTTGAGAAGAGCTTCCGCCTCTCAGAATTTGTCGTAATAGACGGTGCTGATCTTAATGATGGAATACTCGTGGTTTATGCTAGAGTAGAACTTCCAGAAGAGAAGCGTCCTAGGGAGATCAAAATAGGGTCTGCTGGGGCATCAACAAAGAAACAATTCCTGAAAGGGTAATTGTCAATTAGCGACACTCAGTAGATAGTTTAAAAACTTTTTACTGGAGATAAATCATGGCAAAAATTAAAGCTTATGTAGCTGAACATGAAATCGCTAAGACCTTAATAGATATTCTAGAACCAATAGCTGTTATAGCTGTTTGTCTAGGAACTGCACCCGCATTAATGTGGTTAAGCAGCTATTAAGGACTTAAATAATTCGGGGAGAGTTCTCGAGCTCTCCCCACCTTAATTGAATTAGGGGGTTTACATTCCCGCAAAACTATGGTATAATATACCCTTATTATGAATTTTTATACGAATGTGTCTCGTTATGGTAATATGCTTCTCTACAGAGGTATAGAAAATGGTAAACGTGTCCAAAAGAAAATCAAATACAAACCAACTCTTTTCGTAGCTACCAACAAAGCAACTAAATGGAAATCTCTCGACGGGAAACCTGTTGCTCCAATCCAATTCGAATCTATGCGAGATGCCAAAAACTGGATCCAAGAAAACCAGCAAGTAGCTGGTAGACATATCTATGGCAATACTCGTTACCAATCCTGTTTGGTCAACGATCTTTTTCCTGGTGAAATAGAATTTGACCGATCTAAAATAAACGTAACCACTATCGATATAGAAGTCCAATCCGACGATGGGTTTCCAGAACCTGGCGAAGCAGCTAAAGTTATTACTGCTATATGTCTTAAAAATAATATTGACAATACTTATTATGTTTGGGGCTTAGGTAATTACGACACTAGCAAATCGCTTATGAAAACCAATCGTGTCGTTTACAAAAAATGTGCAGACGAAAAAGAATTACTTATAGATTTTATTAACCACTGGGCTACTCCATCCAACACACCCGATGTTATTACTGGTTGGAATTCTAAGTTCTTCGATATACCTTATCTTGTAAATCGTATCCGTAGAATATTTGGTCCAGATCTTGGCGAAGAAAATATTAAAAAGCTTTCACCTTGGGAAATGGTAGAACGTAGAGAAGCTAGAATAGCTTACAAGTCTATGAACCGTGACGAAACATACGACTTCCAAGGTATATCCCAAATGGACTATATGGAAGTATTTAAAAAGTTTGGTTATGCTTACGGACAACAAGAATCTTATTCCTTAAATCATATTGCTCACGTAGTACTAGAAGAAGAAAAACTATCTTACGAAGAACATGGTTCTTTATTTAATTTATATAAAGCCGATCACCAAAAGTTTATCGATTATAATATTAAAGATGTAGAACTTGTAGATCGCTTAGAAGATAAAATGGGATTAATTACTTTAGCCATGACTATGGCTTACCGCGGTGGTGTAAACTATAACGACACATTTGGCACCACCGCGATCTGGGATTCTATAATCTATCGTGACCTATATCAAGATAACATTATAGTTCCATTCCCAGTAGAAAGTGACAAAGGTACTTATCCTGGTGGTCACGTAAAAGAACCACAAGTTGGTATGCATAAGCACGTAGTTAGTTTCGATTTAAACTCTCTATATCCTAGTATTATTATGCAGTTTAATATGTCACCAGAAACTATTAAAAACGAATATAGTCCAGAACTAGATGTAGAAACTGTTCTATCTAAACCAAATATTAATAGACCAGATAATACTGCAATTGCAGTTGGTGGTCAACATTTCGATACTTCCAAACAAGGTGTACTTCCTAAAATTATCGAGGAGATGTACGATGAACGTGTAGAAGTTAAAAAGAACCAAATTAAGTACCAACAACAATTACAAAAAGCAGAAGATAAACAAACTATCTTCGAACTACAAAGACAAATATCTTTAGCAGAGAACAGGCAGATGTCTATTAAAATTCTACTTAACAGTTTATATGGTGCACTTGGTAATAGATACT